CGCAACCCATTGGGCTGTACCACTTGCAGAATAGCCTAAGAATTGCCCCGAACTCCCGCCTGTTGGAATATGTTTATTGCCCGCAGTTGTTGGGTGAGTATATACTGTGTCCGTATCGGGTGGAACTACCCAAGTACCATCACCTCGTAAGAATTTTCCCCCATGCGATGCGGGTAAGGTTGGTGCGAGTCCATCTGCGGATGTGGATACGACTGAATAGGTATTATTATTGTACTCAGTTGAGATTGGAATATTATAATAGGTACTGCCGTTATTCGTGAACTCCCACCGATCGGAAGTCTCGTTCCATCGGAGTGCGGTATTGGTGGACGTACCCCGTTCCACCTCGAATCCCGCATTTTCTGTGGGTGTGCCTGTTTCTTCCGCATTGAGCGTAATAATGGCATCACCGATATTGACATTTTGGGAGTCTTTTGTTAATAATGTGCGATGGACAGTAATATCCCTTGCCACCAAATCTTGAGATGAGGATCCACCAAGGGGATGGTAAGTAGAAGAAAGCCCACTTATCTGAGTATCAACATAAGTTTTATTGGCGACATGATTGGCCAATGAGGGCGTAGAGGTGACTGATGCGGATGCTGTACCGATTTTTAAGACCGTTGCAGTACCGTCACCATCATATAATATCTTTTCGGATGAGGTTGCACCACCATCGAGGTGCAGAAGGTTAGAAAAACCGTCTTGTATTGCTACATTGGTAAGATCTGTGGCCATATAATTATAATCCTTTCACCCTATAGGGGTTTAGACTACAAATAAAAAAGGGGCAGACAAGCCGCCCCTTTTTTTAAGATCAATCCTCAAAATTAAGGATTAGTGAATGTAACGATACGACCATCGAATACAGTTGCGCCGCCATAGAGCAAATCAGAAACTACTTCAGTTCCAATATTCGCAAGACTTGGTGCGCTCATCACACGAGGGCCGCTCTGACGAGCAAAAGCCACCGCAGATTTGTGAAACATGTAGCCTACATTCGAGCCATCGGCTGTTGCGTTTGAGACAGCCGTCGAACTATAGACCGGAATTCCATATATCATCCCGAAATTTCCGGAATGAGCCGGTGCGCCGGAGCCAAATTTGCTTGCATCTACAAAGTCGCTGATAGCAAACAATGATCCGTACACATCCGCATTCACAACAAGTGCCACGTCACCGTCTTCGGGTGAAACGTCTGCATTGCGAAGCGTGGTGATCGCTGTACGCAAGTTAGCGGCAGACATTGTATTATCAGAAGATAGATCAATGTCGTTACCGGATGCACCACCGTCTAATTTAGTGACGATGAAAGCATCAGCCGCTTTTGCAAGCGCGTAGCCCATACCTTCGACTTCACGCTCAAGCAAACCGGGGTTAGCTTGAATTTTCTTTCGTTATAGTGAGTTTTTTATCTCACATCTCCGCATTTCTACGGAGTATCGGCATATCTTTTCATCCTGTTTAGGATGCCGGAGTCTCTTGGGTGCATTATATCTTTTCAGCACCTATGCTCTGCCCCTGGCTGATCTTTGAACAGCCTTCGGTTCGGATTGCCTTGTGCCTTCGCATGTAGGTTCCCCGCTTAATACTCCGGTAATCATAATCATAATTACTTATGAAAACGCCAAAATTGGTTTAGCGATGTCATCAACGATCTTATATACAGCTTTGTGCTGATCAATCGTTAAGGTTGCTTCTGTATGGGTTGAAGCGGCGGCTGTTAATGCAGTCCCCGCAGTTTTAGTTACTGCTGAATCTTCAGCATATTTTGGGATGTGGCTATTGTTAATGCGTGGCTCTTTATCCACGCTCTCCGCTTTTCAACGGAGTATCGGACTATCTCTTCACCCCAATAGGGTGTCGCGGCCTCGTGCGGAATTTATTTCATTCCGTAGTCTCTGCGGCTGACTCATGTCTTCACCTCTGATTGCCATATCTTTCGATTTAGGTTCCCAGGTTTTTTCCGCGATAATAATAATCATAGTTGCCTATGAAAACGTCCCTCTGAACACGTCCCCACGGCCTTGAACAAGACCGTTTAATGAATTGTCAACAAGTCCTTCGAGGACAAGCTTACGCTCCATGTAGTTTTTAACACCCGCCGACCAAATTTCCGGTATATATACCGCGGCGGTTGTTGGCGTTACAGTTGCCATTTGATTATTAGTCCCTTCTCACCAAAGACCTCAAATACTCGTTCCAATTACCTTTACGTTCTTCGGGAGTCATATCCCAAACGTCCTTTTCGAACTTGGCAAAAGCACCGGGTCGAGCATCTTCTGTCCCGATGTTAAGTTTAGAGTTTTTACCAAATCGATCGACGAACTTTTGTAATTTCACCGGATCTTGAATATCCGATGCAAGTTCTCGATCCTCATCTGACAGTTGAGATCGAAGGTTGTCCATGAACGATTCCACCACTTTGGCTTTATCGTTAACCTGGGATTCTAAATCTTTCAATTTTGCCCCGCGTTCATCGGCAAGCTGTTTAAAGTTTTCTTGCTCGACAAGTTGCGCTTCGCGGAGTTGTTCAAGTTCAGTCTTAAACTGATCTCTCTCCGATTCTGCTGTCTGCGCCCTACTGCGAAGCTTCTTCGCTTCATAAATCACATTACCGACATCGGGCTTGGTGTTGGTTGATTCTTCGGCCTGTTGGCCAACGCCATCGCTGACGTTCGTGGGGTTATCCCCGGAGTCTGTGACTCCCGTTAATTCTGACATTATTACCTCAAGAATTAGTGGTGATCATTTCACCGAAATGACGGCTTTCTTTAAGTTAGAAGCCAATTTGTTTGTTATGCGATTAATTACATACTTCCATATACCTACCGGTAATGGTTGACGTGGGTGGGTAATTACGCGCCCTTTAGACTTATTTCCGTGAGGTGCTTCGTTATATTTTACCTTCTGAGCCTGTATGGGAGTCGGCCATCCAATTTCAATCGTCCTGTCGTCTGCCTTGATCACTTGCAAGTCCATCATCATTCTGCCTGTGAGTGATAAATTGGGTGTTTTCTTCTGCCATTCCGATACTTGATCCGGATACATACCGGCCAACTTCTCTTTTTCGTATCGATCTGTATATTTCACAAATTTCTTATTAAATACGTCTTTTCCACCCAATTGTACATGTTTTCTGTACCGTTCTACCGATTCTTGCCCAATATCGTCCATTTCTACGCGACCAAAATCAAATAATTTGTCTGTATCGATGGTTACGCCATTAATTTTTATTGTAAACATCAATCACCCCTTGCTTCTAAGTATTGTTGAAGAGTTTGTACCTTGCTTGGCCATTTTTTCTTTCGTTTTTTAAATGCAATCATATTCACCGCTTCACTCTGCTTTTCTTCCGTAGATGTGATAGATGTGGCCGGAGTCCAACGATGTCTACAATTCCACCCGCCGCCATCGTCCATTGCGCCGGGATATCGTGATTCCACTTCAGACAAAGGAATTGCGCCTTCTGAAATCATTTCAAGACAGATGGGACGTGTTTTTTCGTCCATTGGGCCTAAATAATAGTATAATCGATCCGGAGAGTGAGATTCGCTCATTTTTCGAGTCACGGATCGGGAAAAGTTCATTAAAGATGTATTAATATGCGCTCTAATCTCACGATCGGTAAAAACGCCACTTCGTAATAGATCATATGCCATCTGTTTCCGCGTAGAGCCGGTCATTACATGTATCATCAGTCTTCGACGTATATCATGGGCTTGACCGTTTGCATAGGCAATCCAAGATGCCTTTTCGGTTCTTATAAATGAATCGAGAAACTTTTCAGATACATTTCCGGTTAATTCGGTGGCATCTAAGATGGATCCATAAGAACCCATCAATTCATCAACCGCCGCACCCACCTTTGCAGTCTTAAAAAATGTATCTTGAATATCAATTTGAGATAGAATCTCAAAGACTTCATCTTTAGAATATCCGAGTCTGTATAGGTCTAATACATGGTCAATCAGTTGGTCAACACTAATACCGATGGCTTTGGCATAGTTCTCAGAAGCATTGAGAACGATATCTTCAATCTTAGCCACTTACAGGCGCGGATAAGCGTTGAAGTAAAGGATTGGTAGGTTCTGTTTCCGCTGAAGAAGACTCAGATGCTTCAGAAATTATCCGTTCAATCTCTTCATCGGGGAAATCTTCCCCAAAGGTGGCTTTGAACCAATCTTTTTTAGTGGCAAGACCATTTTCCCATCGAAATTTCCATTCTTCACGCTTTTCTTGGGGCGAGAAGTATATATCCGGCTCGACAAAATCAACTGAGAATTCATCTGATATGG